ATAATTCTTAAAGTTTTTTAAAAAAAATTGCGACGTGAATTACAACTGGCTTAGACCTATTTGGTTTTTCTAACACAATTTTTCTAACCTAGAAACGGATTGGGGGGCGGGCCATGTGCAAAAAAAGAGAGACACACATGCTTATATAATTTTTTTAAAATTTTTGGAAGTTTTACTGGGCGGGTACTACAAAATACTAGGCGGGTACTATATATACTATATATACTATACATACTACTTACTACTTACTATATATACTATAGTACTATATATATTATATATATATAATATATACTATTATACTATATATACTATAGTACTATTATGAAAAACTTCAACAAACTAAACAAACTTAATTAAATATATATTATCTACCATTTAGATGTCAAGTGTTATTAAATTAAATCATGGAAAGAAACCGTACACTATATCAAAGGGCCAGAATGAATGACTTTCATATTGATAACGTCTATGAGAATCTAGAGCGTTGCCGTGAGATATCACGAGAGTTACAGCTTACAGACATCATAGACCCCAATTCAAAGCAAATAGGTCTCCTATCCGAATTGTTGTACCGCATGAAGAACATGCCAGAGCTGGAGATATTAGACCTAAACCTTCTGGACGATCAGGAACCAAACTAATTTGGCACTGACTCGCACCATAAAGGGAGTCAAGCACTATGCCTACGAATCAGAAGAGGAGTTCCGTAAGGCACACCCTGAAACTCCATTGATTACTGATTGGAAACAGGCAGAAGAAGGAGACTGGTGCGTATCCGATGATGGTAAGATTGTCCAGATACTAAAGAAAGGTTGTTTTGTAGATAAAAAGAAAAGAGACAACGATTATATTAGAACGGTTATTGGAATGTTTAACCACAGAGGTTCAAGTCCTTTTGTTGGTACAATCAAAGATGAGATATATAGATTTACAAAGAAAGCAGGGTATCAAGTCAAAACTGGTGGCTACCTGACAGAAGCAAAGAAAAACTTTGCAAAGTATGTAGCACATGGTATGGATCCTGTAGAGGCATATCAGAAAGCATTTCCCAAGACAACCAGTTTAGATCATGCAGAGAGAAGATCAGCACTACTACTTAAAAACAAAACAGTGAGGCAGGCAGTGGATAAAGAAATAGAAAACTTAATGTCAGAAGTGGGTATTACAAAACGATACCTACTGGAAACAACTAAAGATGTTATTGATAAGATAGACGTTAGAGACAATGACAAGCTTAGAGCAATAGAAACCCTGATGAAGATCTCTGGTTTACTGTCTACAGAAAAGAAAGTAGATTCTGTAGCACTGATACAGGAGTTCTCGGGCTTTACCAGAGAAAAACTACAGGCATTTGAGCAAGGTATATTACCAGAAAAACAAAAAGAACTAACGGATGGCTAACAATCTATTACAAATGGCACAAGCCGCATCAACCAATGTTCATAACAATATTGACAATCTAATACTGAAAACAGAGCTAGATAAATTTGACCAAACTGGTGTTATGTATACTCAACCAGAAGACCCTAGGGTTGCCGCAGAATCTTTTGCTATGGATTTCGCAGAGGGTTTGCTACCTATAGGTGCTGGTGTAAAGCTATTTAGAGGCGTTCCCAAGTGGGTTAAAGGACAAATGGTTAAAGGAGGTAGTTATAAATCTCCGCCTAATCCACTATTAAAAAGAATGAAGAAGCAAATGGATGATTATTTAGTTAATCGAACAGGAGGTGCCCCTTTTGTAGACCCTGAAGGGTATTATGGAGAATATCTTCCTTCAATTATAAAAGGACTTGGCACTTGGGCTAGTAAATCTAAAAAAGAAGCGTTGAGCTATGCTAACTTAGGAAAAAAAGGTGAAAGGATGCTTTTAGAGTTTGATGTGCCTAATAAGGTATTTAAAGAAAAAATAAAATCAGCAAATCCATTTAGAAGAGAAACTTGGTTTGAGGGTGGTATACCTAAAGAGTATTTAAAGAAAGTGCATAAAGGTTTTGAAAATGGCGGTGTTGTACAAAATCTTTATTCAATGATTTAATGAGCAAAAGTTCTTTCAACATTACCCCTCCACCATCAGAGATGGAGAAAAGAGATGAGGTATTAGCAAAAGCATACAGCAACCTTATCTACTTTGGTAGAGCGTTCCTACCTAATGACTTCTTGAAGAAGTCTGAATCAGCACCCTTCCACTACGAAATGGGAAAGAAAATGATAGATACAGCACCCGGTGCTCGTATCTGTAACATTATACCTAGGGGTCACGGTAAATCAGTAATAGCCAAAGCGGCTATTATGCATAAGCTATGCTTTGCCGCTGATGACCAGCAACACTTCATTGCATGGGTATCAGAAGAACAGTCACAGGCTATTGATCACCTGAAATACATTAGATCGCACTTTGAAAACAATAAAATGATACGTTACTACTTTGGAAACATGGATGGTGGTAGTGTAGGTAAACGCTGGACAGAGAAAGATTTGGTAACACCAAAAGGTGATAGGGTTATATCCAAAGGTACATCACAGAGACTTAGAGGTAGGGCAGAGGTGGATGTGCGTTATACTGGCATTGTACTGGATGACTTTGAATCAGAATTAAACACCAAGACACCAGAAAGGCGTGCTGACATCAAGAAGTGGATTGTATCTACAGTGTACCCCGCATTAGAAGAAACACCGGGCAATGAGGGTTGGATATGGCTGTCTGGTACTATTGTACATTACGACTCCTATCTGCAAATGACCTATGATGGCTGGAAAAAGGCACAAGAGGACAAAAGGGAGTACCCTTGGGATGTAAACTTCTATAGGGCTATTGAAGATGGTAAACCGTTATGGTCATCTCAGTTCTCAAAAGAAAAACTGGAAGCAAAGAAGCGTGAGTTTATCGAAGCTGGACTGGTTAATAAGTTTGCTCAGGAGTACATGAATGATGCTAGAGATGTGTCCAGTGCATCGTTTAAGATAGACAGGATACAATATTATAACGGAAGGGTTGAATGTAAGAATAAATTTAACTACCTTATAGACGGTGATGATGCTATCCCAATCAATATCTACATTGGTGTTGACCTTGCGGCGACTGCCTCAGAGACTTCTGACTATCAAGTCATACTGGTCATGGGCATTGATTCCAGCAACAATAGATATGTACTGGAATATTTTCGTGAGCGTATACCAACATTCGATGTTCCCAAGGAGATTATCAGACTTGCGAACAAATATGCACCAGTACGCCGTGTCACGATTGAAACAGTTGCGGCACAGGAGATGGTTCGGGATATGGTTACGAGACTTTCCGCAAAAGAGAAAAGACTTCTTCCCGGCATATTTAAAGGCGTTAAGCCTCCATCTAGAATCAAAAAAGAAGATAGGCTGGAAACCAGTCTCGGCCCTCTTGTTAATTCTAAGAAGCTGTATCTACAAAGAGAGATGACAGAACTGGTAGATGAGTTCTTTGAACATCCAAAGCCTAGAAACGATGATGTGATGGATGCATTATACTATGCAGACTACTTTGCAAAGCCACCGAAAAGCTCCAGAACCAAACGGGAAAGCCTGTTGAATGAACAGGAAACGCCAACCAAACGCATTGCAAGAAAGACGTATAGCTGGATGACTGGTGCACGAGTTTAAATCTATTGCAACATTTATCATTTTATAGCTAACATAGCCTAGTAAAATATTCATGCCAAGATATTCAAAGAGATCAAAGGAAAGACTAGCAACATGCGATCAGCGGTTGCAAGACGTGTTTAATGAAGTGATTAAGCATGTGGATTGTTCTATCTTGGAAGGATATAGAAACAAGGAAAGGCAAAATAAACTATATGATGAAAAGCGTACTAAGGTTAAGTATCCTAATGGCAGGCATAACTCTAACCCTTCTAAAGCCGTTGACGTTACCCCTTATCCTGTGGATTGGGAAGACAGGGAGCGGCAGACCCTCTTTGCTGGGTTCGTTATTGGCATTGCTCGCAATATGGGGATTAAAATAAGATGGGGCGGTAATTGGGATATGTATGAAGAGAAAGGGAGATGGGAAGTAAAAGATAACAGATTTGATGATTTTCCACACTTTGAGATAAAAGAATAATGCCCGGAACTACAGATACAGTAAAAGCAATACTAACCCCCGGAGAGTTTGTGATCCGTAAAGAGGCAGTAGACATGATAGGAGCACCCATGCTAAATATGATAAACAATATGCCAGAAAAAGGCGGTCACTCAAACATAGATAGTCTTATAGAAAAGGCTACAATGGCAAACATGAAAGGAATGTATGGCGGTGGTATGGTACAGGCTGGGCCAAAGCCAATGGGCACCGGAGGTATGGTAGATGCTTATCGTGGTGGCGGTATGGTTATGGATCAGTATGGTCATGGTGGTAAAGTAAAAAAGAATTTAAAACCAGTTCCAAAAAATAATCCCGGTCTAGGCAAGCTACCAGAGTCAGTTAGGAATAAGATGGGTTATATGCAAAATGGTGGAGAAGTAGAAAAAATGCAAGGCTATCAAAACGGTGGTTTGTCAACATTACTTTCAATGATTAGTCCTAAGAGAAGAAGGCAAATGGATTATAAAGCAATGGTGCCTCAAGATATGCAAAGGTCTTTAGAAGAAACGGAGCCTAAAGAGCTTAGAGATGTAAAAGAAATAGAAGCAATTAATAGATTAGTTGAAGAAAGGGATAGAATTGATGCTCTTAATAAATTCTTATATGGCATTGTTCCACAGGCTCTGGGTGAGCAAGGAACGGTTGCTGAGAGTGTGCCACTTCCCACTGCTGATGCAGAGACTTATTACAAGTCCATAGCGGGTTTTTATAATCCAGACATGTATTTTACCTATGAAGATCAGTTAGATAGGGCAAAAAGAGCGTATGAGAAAAAGCAACAAGGTGGCTTAATTGGCTATGAGAATGGTGGAATGATAGGCCCTCTATTGCCACCAGAAATGATGGGACAGGCAATGAATCAACGATTAAGTGATAGTATTGATATGAGGATGCAAAATCCACAGGCGGGTGAGATTGGAATAGCTCGTGAGCAGGCTTCTGCCTTACAAGACAGCATCAACATGAACACTGTGGATAGTGCTAGAAAGTCATTGCAGTTAATAAAGCTTCAAAGTTTATTAAATAATCCAGATATGTCAACTCAACAGTTTACGCAGGGAGAGTTTGCGGTTCCATCTGAAGAGGTAGATTTAATAACTAAAATGGTTTCCATGTCTCGTGATGCCGCTAATGCTAGAGCTTTAGATATGATGAGGATGAGCATGGGGTCAATGTCACAACCTAGAGACAGCATGAACGGAAAGGTAATAGAATATATGCCTTATTATTCAAAGTAATATGGATAAAGACCCTAGAGCTTCCTATAACGAAGAATTATATCGCCAATGGCGTGATTCAAGATCCGACTGGGACACAGAGGCCCGTAAGGATATTGACTTTTATCTTGGGAATCATTTCAGTCAAGATGAATCTGATGAATTATCTCAGAGAAATCAGGCAGACATACCAATGGATAGGATCTCTGCCGCTATTGAAAAATTTAAAGCAGTACTAACATCCAGACCACCAGCGTTTACTATAACCCCTAGAGAAGACTCCGATGTACAGGTTGCTACATTGTGGAGGACGGTCATGGGTTATGTGTGGCAAAACTCAGATGGTGATTGGCAGATGAAACAGGCAATACAGGATTATGCTACTACCGGCATGGGGTATCTGTATGCTTACATTGACTCAGAATCAGATTTCGGTAGAGGTGACGTTAAGTTCACTTATGTTGACCCGTTTAGAGTGTACGCATCTCCCAGCTCTAGAGATCGTTGGTTTGGCGACTCGGATGGCATTATCCTTTCCACCATCCTAACGGGGGAACAAGCCGTCAACCTCTACCCTGAATTAGCAGATAAACAAGACCCGCTTACTGGAGAGACTATACCGGGACTCATAAATGATATATCTGGGTTTACTTATGATGAAGAAGATTACCCAGCTTCACAAAATAAAAATTCAATGGTAGTGTTTACACCAGCAGATGTAAAAGATAAAGATTATTATCAAGTAAAAAAGTATCAGGTATTAGAAAGATTTTATAAAGTCAAGGTTCCTTATTACAGAGTCATTGACACGCAGACACAGGATGAAGACATTCTGTCTCAAGAAGAGTACGCCAAGTTCTATCAGGAAAACAAAGAAGCGTTTGACATTAATGCATTTACAGCTATAGAAGTCTTACAGACTAGGGTGAAAGTATGTGCATCAATGGGAGAAGTTGTTTTGTATGAACAGATTTTAAATACAGATGAATACCCAATTATACCACTTCCAAACATTTGGACTGGTACTCCATATCCAAAGTCTGATGTATCTAGGGCTAGACCAATGCAAAGACTTCTAAACAAGTTGTGGTCTTTGGCACT